CTCCTAAAGAATACACAGAAATCTTTAGAGGTGTAAGGGCTAGATTAAGTGAAGCTAAGAAGAAAACAGCAGCAGAAAAACCAGCAGCAGAAACAGCAACAGCAGCACCGCCAGCATTGAAACCAATAAAACCAGCAACACCTGAAAAAAACACAGAAACTAACAGAATTCAGCAAGAGGTCAGAAGGAGAATGAGAAGTTACCGTAGGGCGCAAGGTGGAGGGTGGCAGATTCCTGGCGTGTGAACATCTAGGAAATAGTAGGAAACAAAGAAAAACTAGTAAAAAACAAACTAACCAAGCTTAACATAATAGATATAGGTAGATTGAGGTACAATCATGGATAAGAAAAAAATAGATAATATTGCTGAACTGCTTCCTGAGGGAATTACTGAAGAAACTATTTCAGAGATCGCCCAGGTAATGCAAGGACTCATTGAAGAACGAGTACAAGAAGAAGTAGGGGAACTTACTGATAAAGTGTTTGCTTACCTGTCCATGAAGCGAGAGCAGATTAAGGAATCTGCTCTTAATGAGCTTCATGAATCACATGATATTTACCGTGATGCCCAAAGATTTAGAGAACTTATGGGTTATATGGCAGTAGAGTATCGTCCTGAGCATATAGATGCTGAATCCGACAAGAGGCTATCCCAAGCTTCTGAAATTATTGAGGATAATGAAGTTCTAGCTAGAGACCTTTCTAATTCTCTAAAAGAGCAAGACCGTCTTGCTAAATCAATTCAACTGTTAGAATCTAAAGTTTCAAATCGTGAAAAGGAAATCCTAACACTATCTGAAAGCGTTAACACTCTAGCAGGAGAAAAAGAGGCTATGTTGTTTGAATCCACAGAACAAGCAGTAGTCCTTACTAGTAATGTGGATGACGAGGTTGAGGAGAAGCAATTGGAAAACATTGGTAATCAGTTCTTAACCGAAGAAATGCTTAAATTAATGAAATAGGCATCTGATAACAAAAGGAATTGTAGTTATGGATATTATGGAAATGGGTGCATCTGACGAGCTAGTTACCAAATGGGAACCTGCTCTTGACGGCATCGAAAATGATTATACCAAAAGAGTGACTGCACAACTTCTTGAAAACCAACTTAAGTCCGTACAATCCGAGCGTCTTGATGAAGCCGCTGTTGGTCAAGGTACGACTACTGTTGGTGCCCTCGGCACTTTCCAGAAGTTTGCTTTCCCCTTAGTACGCAGGGTTTTCCCTGAATTAATCGCCAACAGTTTATGTGGCGTACAGCCGATGAGTGGCCCAGTATCACAAGTCTTTTATCTAGGTTCTGCTAGATCTTTTGATACTACCCGACAGCAACTGTACAGTAAGTACAACCTTACTTACAGAGGTCTAACGACTAGTTCTGTACATGGTACTTCTCCTGATTTAGATACAAATCACGGTTTAGATTCTCAGGACTTCGGCAGTTCTGCGTTGTCGGGTCCGTCTTATAATGCGGAGATTCATAACTGGCCCCCGACTGGAACTGGCTCTGGAGGGCATGGTTGGTCTGTTTCCGCTGGAGAAAATCTAACCGGAACTGGTATTCCTGAAGTAAGTATGACTATCGAGCAGCAGCCTGTAGTCGCTCGTACCAAGAAGATGAGAGCCCTTTGGACTCTTGAGGCTTCTCAAGACCTTAAGGCTTATCATAACCTTGACCTTGAGCGGGAGCTTACTGACATTCTTGGTAAAGAGATTCGCCTAGAGGTTGATCGTGAGCTTATTGAAGATCTTCGTGGTCTTGCTTATGATATAACAAGTACTGCGGGTTTATTCTCTTACGATATGCTTGATCAATCAGGGGCAACTAACACCATGAATTTTGATCCTGCATCAGACTCCACTTTTGATCAGTTTAACTTCCGTGGTGATACTGGTGGAAGTTTAGGTCTTGCTGAAAGGTCAGTGAGTAACCCTAATGTTTGGTTAGTTGATTTCCAATCAAGCGCCCTTAACCTTGCTCCTCGTCATGTTGGAGACATTTACGCAAACCTTCTTGCTACGATTAACTTCGCTTCGCAAGATATTTATAAGACTACTCAGCGTGGTGCTGGTAGTTGGTTGCTTTGCGCCCCAGTAGTGGCTACTATACTTGAAACTGCTTCCCGTCTAACGGGGGGTATTGAAAAGTCTGACGCACCTACTAACTTCTCTCCTGGTTCTATTCAGTACCGTGGTAAGTTTATGGGTCGTTATGACCTGTATGTAGACCCTCTCTACCCTGAAGGTGAGATTCTTATGGGTTACAAGGGCTCTGGTCCTATGGATGGTGGGTTTATTTATGCCCCGTATATCCCGTTCCAGGCACTACCAACCATTACGGACCCTGAAAGCTTCCAGCCCAGAAAGGGTATCCTTACTCGTTACGGTAAGGCAGCAGTTTCTCCTGCTTCCCGTTTCTATCGTATTATTAGAATTGTCGGTACTGGTGGTCTTACGATCCCGTTTGAGAATGTCTAGTAATTGATTGTTAAAAATAAGCCCACTTCTCTTTTTTGGGGAAGTGGGCTTATTTTTTATTTAGTAACCTATATATAGATATGGTATATAAATACAGAAGTACTTGTAGGTTCCCTATTTTAATTATGGTAAATAATGAATTACTTACCATAAGACCTAACCAAGTCATAGAATCAAATGAGTATCTTAATTACACTATTCTTAAGAAGATAGAAAACATAAAACCTAGACCTCAAAAATCTAGAAAAAGTAAATCAGAGGTGAAAAATGGCAACCGTAGTAATCCCTAATGTTACTGGGTATGGAAATAGTTTTTCTAATGTTGCAAGTAAGTCCATAGGGGACCAATCCTCCCCTGATACACAAGAAATAGATCTTGATAATTTAAATAAGTCTAAACAATCTAGCATTATAGAATTTACAGATTTTGAGCAGCAAATTAAAGATTATGTTTTAGCTAGTTTAGGACACCCAGTAGTCCGTGTTGAATTAAATGACCATCAGCTTAAAATTTGTATAGATGAAGCTGTTACTGAGTTGGATTATCATGCCCCGCAATTAACTAGACAATTTGTGGCATTTCATACAAATAGTGGTTATAATCTTTATAAAATTCCTCAATACATATTAAGAAATTTAGTATATGTTACATTTAAGAAAACACTTCTTAGTATACAGTCACAGGCAGGTACTCTTGAATTTGATTTCTTTATTAAATATTTCCAAGATAACTATTTATTTGATGGTTTATCAATAGGTGATTACTATCTTTTACAATCAACTTTAGAAACTACTAGAAGAATACTTGGTCAAGATGGTGGTTGGGATGTTATTAATGGACAATATTTACAACTATACCCAAAACCTTCTGTAGATGATGTAGCTATATTAGAATATAGAGCATTAAATTCTTCAACTATGACCCCTAAGATGCGTAACTGGATACAAAAGTATACTACTGCCTGTGCTACTCAACTTTTGGGGCAAGTTAGAGGTAAATTTAAAGTAGTTCCTGGTCCTGGGGGTGGGACTCAGCTTAATGGAGATTCTTTAATACAGCAGGCAATTGAAAGTAAAAAATCTCTTAAAGAAGAACTAATAAATGAAGTAGAAGAACCGCCCATGTTCACTACTGGATGATAATTAAAATAATGTCAAGAAGATTTAAAGTTAACAGGCAGATGCAAGATCTTCCTAAAGTGGAGGGGGCAACCCCCTTATCTTTTTATGATCCTGATAACCCTGATGTTAATTTATTTAATCTAGTGGATGATGAGATAATTAGAATCTCTGGTTCACCTTTACACTATTTTAAACAACTTGTCAATGAGGATTATGATGAGGTATATCTAGAGTCTTCAAGAAAACCTATTGTATCAGAGCCTTTAACAGTTCATGCTTATTACGAACCCTCTATTGTGGAAGAGGTTCTCTCAAACTTCGGTATAGAGCTTACAAATGACCAATCATTTGTGTTTAATAAATCGTATATTGAATCTACTTTGGGAAGAACCCCTAAAGTAGGAGATCAACTTAAACCATACTTCCAGAACCAAAAATATGAGATTAGTGAGGTACAGGAAGATGGGTTTGAGATGTATGGTGTTTACCATTTAGTATGCACTGCTAAACTTCTTCGTGATGATGAAGATACTCTTAACCAAGAAGTGTCTGATGTTGCTGATGAAATTGGGGGGTACTTAGATATTGAATAATTCATTTAAAGAATACGCATACGACATTAATAACATAGAAATGACTAAAAAATCCCCAGAGTTTTATGGTAGATCCTATTTTACTGATAGAATTGATAAAATGATGTCTGATATGAGGATGTCCTCTGTATTTTATAAAGAGGTTCTTAGAAGTCTTTTATCATCTATGAAGTTATCTTATATTGATGATCAATCAGATTATAAAGAAGTAAAATTGCATCATGGTCGCCAAGAGAGGATTATTGCAAAGAAGTTTCAAGAAAATAATTTAATTTTACCATACTCTACGATATATCAGTCATCTGTTAGTGAGGATTCTGATAAACGCAGAGCGTGGGGATTATTGCAAATGAGTAAACAGTGGGATGATGCTACTCAAAGGGCTCAACGGGTAGTTTCTTATGTTGATATTCCTGTAAAAATAGAGTATACCTTAAGTATTTGGTCTAAGTACATTTCACATTTGGATCAGTTATCTTCCCAAATAAGGTCAAAATTCAACCCACATAAAAATCTTATAATTAAGGACACTAATATATTAAAATGCTACCTTTCCTCTGAGGAGGATATATCTAGAACGGATATTTCTGATAAAGAAGAAAGACTTCTTAGAAAGTCTTTTATATTAGAAATTCAAGGATATATACCAAGTCCTAAATTTTTATTAACTAATACTGGTAAAATTATAAGTATTAATACGGATTTTTGGATTTAAAATAACAAAAAAGAGTTCCTAGACCCCCTAACTAATATAGGAGAAAAATGAAATCAATAACAAACACTTCTCTACAGACTTTTGAGATATATTTAGACTACCCTGTTGGGGTTAAAACTATATTTCTAAAACCTCACGAAACGATTGTTGTGCCGCCTGGGAGCATTTCTAGGCAATGCATGATAATGAGTAAAAGAAAAATTCTTACAATTAAATCAGTATAAGGAGATTATAAATGGCAAATTATGTAAGCCCTGGAGTATATGTACTTGAAAAAGATACTAGCGACTATCCCGCAGCAATTAACCCTAGTGTTGTAGGTATAGTAGGTTTTGCTTCTAAAGGTCCTGTTAACAAAGCGACCTTGATTACAAATGGTGAAAGATTGGTTTCTGTGTTCGGTCTCCCTGATGAGGATATAGTTGGACAAGGTTTAGAGGGATCTCTTGAGATTCTTGAAGCAACCAATTCCCTATATTTTGTAAGATCTGCATCTGGGACTGCCGCTGACGCTAGTTCGTATGTAGCAATGGGCGCTTGCCCAGCAGTAGCTATGTCTTCTTCCATAGGCGTGGGCGAAACATCTTCTATTCTTGTGGTTGTTAAGGATCATACGGGTGCTACTAAACTTAGCAAAACTTTTAGTGTACCCTCTGGTTCGGTTGACACTACAACGGCCCTTAAAGCTGTTATGGGAGGTGATCCAACCAATGCGTCTAAGGTGTCTGTATATGATTTTGGCGGGTCTGCTGTGCTTGTAGGAGGCTTTGCTGGCTCTGGGGCGAGTATCCAGGTTAGTGGCGGGGCATCAGGGTTTAATGGCTTGAATCATAGTGGGGTTGCCGATGGCCCTGATGCGTCTGATGTAACTGCAAGCGGAATTGAGTTTGATACTTCATCGGTAGCGTACCTACTGCAAAGTGTTTACCCTGGTGCTGGTTATAATTACGCTATTACTAATGCAGGCGTAGAAACTGGAAACTCCGCATCTGTGACCACTGCTGGTGGAACAGTAGGCACTCTTAATATCCTACAGGATGGGGTAGCCGCAGAGAGTTTTCAGGTTAACTTTGTTGCAGGCGAAGACTTTATTGAAACAAAAATTAATGTCGGTTCAGATAACCTTAAGTCTAATATTATAAAAGGTAATATTGTAAATGGGGTGGATGATATTACCGTAACCGCTTTGCCTACCTTCTCAGACAAACTTGATACGCTTGTTGGTACAGGAACTTGGACAGGATTACAAGGCTCTGCTAGTTTCGCTGATGGAAACCCTCCTTTTGTAAAATTAGTGGCTCAAACTGGTAGTAAACTTTCTGGTGGTACTAACGGCATCCCAGCAGCAACCGATACAGATGATATAAATACTCTTTTAGTAGGAGCGTCTACTGATTCTGGAAAAACTGGTATGCAAGTTCTTGATAATGATCTTTTAAACTTATCAATGGCTGCTGTTCCTGGTGTAACTAATGATGCCGTTCAGAACGCTTTAGTTACTCTTGCTGAAGGTACTAAGGAATTCCTAGCAGTGCTTTCACCTCCTTATGGAGTAGGTAGTGTGCAAAATGCTATTGATTGGTCTAACGGTCTTTCTACTGAAAGATCATCTGCTATTAATAGCTCATATGCTACTCTTTACTGGCCTTGGGTTAAAGTTTTCAGTACATTTGACGGTGTAGATCGTTGGTATGATCCCTCTATTTACGGTATCCGTCAAATGTGCGTAACTGATGATATTGCTGAGTCTTGGTTTGCCCCTGCTGGGTTTACTAGAGGCAGGCTTACTAAGCCTACTGATGTTGAAATTGGTTTGGGGCAAGGTGATCGTGATGCTCTGTACTCAGATGGAAATGTTATTAACCCAATTGTTAACTTCCCTCAACAAGGAATTACTATCTTTGGACAAAGAACAACTCAAAGAGCCCCTTCGGCATTGGACAGAATTAATGTTCGCCGTATGATGCTTATTATTCGTAAGATAATCCTAAGATCTACTAGACAGTTTGCTTTTGAGCCTAATGATCCTCAAACTTGGAATGAAATTCAATCACTTACTACTTCCCTTATTGATCCTATAGCTAGAAAACGAGGTATTACTGAGTATAAGGTACAATGTGATTCTACAACTAATACTCCTGACAGAATCGAAAAAGGAGAACTATGGTGTAAAGTTGTTATTAGACCCACAAAGACGGCAGAGATTATCGTCTTCGAACTTAACTTAATTAATCAATCAGAATCAATTAGCTGATTGAGGAGAAATAAATATGGCTGATTATTCAATTTACCAAGATACTACAACTACTAGGCGTAATGCTGTGGGAGACTCTGATCCTCAGAAGCTTCCCGTAGTTTCTACTGATTTAGATGCAGTAAGGGCATATCAGTGGGAAGTCCAATTTGATATTGCGACAATGAAAAGAAATTCAAATTTTAACTTTACTGGGGAATCTTTAGTTCTTGCTGCTAAACAAGTTACTGGTCTTAGTTATGCATTTGCAGACATTGAAGTTCATAGAATGAATGATAAAGTTTTCTACCCTGGTAAGGTTCAGCAAGAAGAGGTTACTATAACCTTTGATAATCTTCTTAAAAGCTCTCCTGGCATACAGTTTTATGAGTATCTAGCCACAGTATTTGATATGAGGACTGGATTTTACAATTCTGCTGGTGATGGGAGTTATAAAGGTTCTATGAAAGTTTTAGAATTTGATGGAAAAGGTCAAATTAAAAATGTTGTAGAACTAAAGGGTGTTTATCCCAAGTCATTCACTAAAGGTGAGAAAAATTATGCAACATCTGAGTTTGATACTTTTGAAGTCAAATTCCGTTACGATTTCATGAACCTAAGAAAGACGGTATAAAACATAGTGATTTAACTAAAAACCCAATCCTACATTTTGTTGGGTTGGGTTTTTTTATGTATATAATAATATTATGAAGTTTGCAAGATTATTACTAGAAAGTTACAGTAAGCTTAATGAGCAAGGGGAAGATGTTATTGGTGCAATAAAGGCAGCGGCTGGGGGGTTAGGACAAGGAGATGGTACAAGAAATACTATAACGCCTCCTAATGGTGGAAATGCAGGACAGGTTGGATTAAATGATAAAGGAGAACCTTTCATAGAAGGTGGTCCCATGAAAGGTTTTGAAAAAGCTAATGTAATGACCGCAGACCAAAAAACAATAACAACTCTTCAAAATTGGTGGGCAGGAGAAGGAGCAGCAGAATCAGAAAAAGAAGGAGTAATTGGTAGACCAGGACTTCTTGGTGAATGGGATACAGAACATCCTACTCTTGCAGGACTTTCTGAAAAAGATATAGAACAAGCACTTTCTATAGAGGAAGTAATCCCAGGAACAATTGAACATTTAAAAAACCTTTATAGTAACTCACTTGAATTAATAGAGGATTATACAGAGAACGGTAGGAAGCACCGTGAATTATCAGAATTAAAGCTTAGACAAAAAGTTTTTGGAGGTATGTCTAGAGGTAGTCTTGCCTGGAACTTAAAACAAGAGATTGATGGAGGTTTTATTAAATTTGAAAGAACCAAGACTATTGGTTACGGTCTTGAAGATATAGATATATCAGAACTTACAGGTTCTTTAGATATGATGTCTAAATTATCTAATGCTTATGTTAAATCAAAAAATTGTAAAGATCTTGATGTAGACTTACAGGAAGAAATTAAAGACGGAGTTAGAAAGGATCCTAAGCATAATACTTACTTTTTCGTAGCCCCAGTTGATGATAAAAGATACGGTGTCTCGCTATCTGTAGCTGATTGGAATCCTATTAATTTAATGGCAAAAAAGTATAATGAAAATGTAGAAAACTGCCGTAAGGATAAAGACTCAGAGGATTATACTATCCCTGAAAAAGATATTAAAGCTAATCATTCTGATGATGGTGGTAATATAAGTAACATTGTAAAAGACTCAAGTGAAAATATTCAGATTGCTGCATTTCACCTTTTGAAAGGAAATTATGAACAAGCAACTGAGATTATAACAGAATTAGCCTCAACATGGGGTTCTCAAGCATTTAATGTCTTAAAAATGAAAAAGGCAGCCGAAGAAGGTGATCATGTTTTAAATGAAAAGTACGGAGAAATGATTGACTTTATAGAAGATTTAAATATTGAAATTGCAGATGACATAAAACAAGCAATAGGAAATACTCTTAAAACTTTCATGATTTCCTCCGCAGAGTTTATATCCAAACTAAACCCAGACTATGCGGTTAGGGTTGGTGGTTCTGCTGGTAAGGGGGATAAATCTGATGTTGATTATATTTTTAATGAACTTCCTAAGGATCTTCCTTCTAATTTAGCCAGCAACATAGTAGAGATAGACTTTGAAAAGTTATCAAAAGAGGCTAAAGAAGAAATAAAAAAATCAGGAAAACCTATACAGGAAAAATATTTTACATTAGGAGACTCTCTTAAAAGTTATGTAACTGAAGGATATGTGAAACTAGGACAGGCTGGTAGTTTAGGGACAGAATGTAGTAGGCTGATAGACCCTAACGATAATCACGGAAATGCTGTATGGAATGGTGTATTAGAGGGTATGGATCCTAAATATGCCGAAAAGGCTAAAGAAGAGGGGACAGCAGTTTTAACAAACATGAAAACCGTTTCAGAAAAGCTCCATTCTATAATGACAGAATTTAAAACACCAAGTATGAGTGAAACTCAGGTCAGAAAATTTGTAAGTGAACAAATAAAAGGGATATTGACAGCTAATACAGGAACCCCTGGGTTAGGAAAAGGAGACCTTTCTCAAACTAAACTTATAAATAAAGTTATGGAAGATTACAAGAAAAACGGGACTTCTGGGAAAGCTCTTGGTGAGATAGATCGTGCAATTCAATTAGCTATATTAAAAAAATCCATGACAATTAAGAATGGTAAAATAAATAAAGCAGAATCCATTGGTGGACTAGCAGCTTTTGCTGCTATACAAGCATCAGTAGGTATGGACTCTACTGGTAACAACCCTATATCACATATAAATATATTAGAAACAGGAAATAAGTATGTTCATGATCAAAATAAAATGATACTAGAACCTCTTAAAGATTTATTAGATGTAAAAAGTAGTAGAACCTTATCAATGGGTGTAAGCTCCTGGAGGGTATCTGGTGATGGATCTACCGCATTTCATCCTGGTAGGAGTGGAGGAGGAGGTGCTGGTGCTTATTCTTATATTAACACCCATCACCTTACTCCTACTAAAAATTAATTCTTATTAATAAATAAACTGTCATCCATACCTAATAGGTCAGTAAGGTATAACAATATATACTTGTTATTGTTTATTATTACAATACTATAAGTATTAATACTCTTTTCTATCTCTTCTTTATATTTAATAAATGTTATTATAGGTTTGCGATCCTGGGAAATTAAAAGAATTGATGGTTTTTCTGCACTTTCTGCATCACGCTCCATTTGAGTCACCCACCCCCAGAGCCTGCTCTTAGGGTTTATCAAGGAATGTATGCCCTCGTTGTTGTACCCACTTTTACATTCAAAGATATATTTAAAGTTTTCAGGAGTGATTAGATCTCCCCATATCTGTAAATGCTTAGGTAGTGTATGTGTTGTAGCAAAGGCTCCTGACCCAGGGGTTCTAGCAAACTCGTTTGTATTAAACCTTTCATTAAGTATTTTTGCCACCTTTCTTTCAAAGGAACTACCCTTGGCTTTGCTATTCTTTCTTTTTTTCTTCTTTAACGGTGATAAATCAAAATTGTCTTTCAAATTATTGTTCCCAGCACTATTATAGTTCATGAACGATACCAAGTCGTTAGTAGAGAACATATCTTTCAAAAAACTGCGTATCCTTGAGAGGAAAAATGGCCGTATGAAACTATCATTTAATTTGAGTACAGAAGAGGCAACTGCTTTTAAAAACTTTTTCACTGCTATTAATGTGAATAATAATACTGAAGAGGAGTTTATTAAAGCTGCTTTTATTTTAGGACTCCGTTCTATGGAGCAGAGTGTCTTAGAAAAAATGAAAACAGAGTTAGAAAAAGCAGAAGCTGAGAAAGCAGAGGGGATTTCTTCTGATTCTGTAGAGTTTGTTGAGGAAGAAGCTAAGGATAAAGATGATTCTACAGAAGATTAGAACTGAAAACCAGTTAAACAAGATTATAAAGAATTGTAGACAAAATAATAAGTCTGCTATCTTTCTTATTAGGTCTCCTTGGGATCCTGTAAGTGATATGATTATTAATGAATTAGAAAGTTCAAAGGATAATCTAAAACCCAGGGTGGATGATTTGGACTATTTTGAGATAGATTATTTTGAACTTCCACATGCTTATTGTATATTTAGGGCTAGGACACCTAGCCTAGTAAGCCTTAGAGGAAAGAGGACAGATATACTAGACAATACAATGTCAATTAGGAGGGTTTTGGGTTTCGATACCCTAGCATCTCCTCAAGGTTCTTAATTTTTTCATTATACTTCTTATTTTTTGTATAAATGAGTTTTAAATTATTAACAATAACTGTTGTGAAGAAGTTAAAAGCACTTCCTTTTTGGGGATTGAAGTTCTGTAGTGTTTTTAAAATTAACACGAAACAATCTTGTTTTGCGTCTTCTGGGTTTACATTAAAGTTAAATGCACCCATTACATTTGATATAAGTAAATCGAACAAAGAAAATAATTCATCTTCGTATTTTCTAGGGTTATTGACATATAATACAATAAGTTCCTCAAATCGTTCGTTATCTATGTAATTTTTACCCATACCACAAAATATTATAGTTAGTTATCCTGATGGAAGTTTTAAATCTTTATGAAGAATGCCCTATCCACGAATTATGCAAAGGATGCTCACAATTAAAGAGATCTAAGCCTGTACATTGTATTTTAGATTATGAGTCTTTAGAGGAGTCTGATGTATTGTTCCTTTCTGACTCCTTTTCTTACAATAATGGACGCAGTAATGCCTTCACTAATAGAGACTTACAGGTTCTTACTGATATACTTGTTAATACCAATCTCCCTGGTGACTGTACGGTTTCCTTTAGTTCTTCTGTTAAATGCCCTACGGTTCGTGAAGCAGACATGAAAACTAGCGATACTCATATTTGTCGCCAGCATTTATGGAAAACAATAGATAAGGTTAAACCTAAGTTGGTTATTGCTTGTGGTAATTTAGCATTTAAGATGGTGACCAAGAAATCTGGTATAACCACTAAACGAGGGTCCTCCTTCAATATAGAAACTGATGATGGACATAAATTCGTATGCGTACCAGTATATCACCCTTTCTCTGTTCAGACAGAACCTAAGAACCGTTATATTTTTGAGCAGGATATAAAGAATGCTCTTACTAAAGTAATTGTTGGTGTTAAGGCAGATAAAATACCTGTGACCCTTATTACGGAATATGATGATCTTAATAAGCTAGATTGGCTTGTAGATACTGATGAGGATATAGCTGTTGATGTAGAGACCACAGGGCTTAATTTCCTTACAGACAAGCTTAATACTATAGCAATCTCTTTCTCCAATGGAAACTACGCTATACCTTTATTCCATAAGGATACTCCGTTTGTTAAATCTGAGCTTGAAAATGTAGTTAATTTGCTAAGACAGATTTTAATAAACCCTCGTAACAGGAAGATATTTCATAATGCGAAATTTGACCTGAAATTCCTTCATAACATTGAAATTTACCCAGTAAATGTCTATGATACTAAGCTGATGGCCCATTTATGGAACGAGGACATTCCTAAGAGCCTTAAGGAACTAGTGAAACTATTCTTCCCAGAAGGGATTGACCAACTCTAATGCTTACAGTAAATGGAAAAAACTTTGATTGGGTTAACATTCCCTTAGCAGATTGTCTTTATGGTAATGCTGCTGATACTTACTTTACTTTAAAGTTATTTAATGTTCTTGAGGAAAAGCTAAAGGATGAGGGTTGTTGGGAAATTATGTCCAAACTTTTAAGCCCAGTATTACCAGTATTTGCTGATATGGAGTTTGAGGGTCTTCATGTTGAGAAAAAAGAACTAGGGTCTGTAGGTAAAGCATTAGATTTTAAAGCTATGTCTATAGAAGATGATCTTTTAATGAACGCCCATGTAAGTACCTCTGCTAACCTAGCCTCTACTGTAGATTTAAGAGAAATACTTTTTACATCTGAGGAGGGGTTTTTATTATATCCACCTAAGCTTACAGCCAAAGGAGAGCCTTCTACTGATAAGGCTACTCTTGACGAAATATTAGATTTTATTACAGATGAGTTAAAAGACCGTGCAAAGAAGAAGAAAAGATCAAGAAAAACTAGTAGCCCGTAGTGTACTTCAAGAGAGAACAACTGATGAGTTAGAGCAAGCAAGAGAGTGGATAAGTAAGCTGTTAGACTGGAGAGCGGCAGCAAAACTACATAAAACTTATATAAGAGGCTTGCATAAGGCTATTGAGTATAATGGTGAGAATAAAGTTTATTGTGATTATAAATTAGATGGTACAGTAACAGGCAGGCTATCCTGCGGATCTTATCATGCTGATAAAGCCATGGGGGTATCCTTTCATACTCTTCCTAGAGATACTGATACCAATATCAGAAGGATGTTTATTGCACCTGACAATAAGGCATTCCTAACAATAGATTACGCAGGCATGGAGCTTAGAGTTCTAGCTCATGTAGCTAAGGATGAGCGTATGTGTTCTGCCTTTAAGGATGGCGCTGATCTTCATAGCTATTCTGCTTCCTTACTTTTTAATAAGAGCCAAAAAAGTGTTACTAAGGGGGAGAGGCAAATTGCCAAAGCGACTTCTTTCTTGATTGTTTATGGTGGAACTGCGTTCACCTTAGCTAACAATAATAGAATATCTATGGATAGAGCGGAACATATCATCAACACTTATATGGAGGTGTTCCCAGGAATAGGTAAATATATAAACAGCACTTACGATACTATTAGTGAGACAGGTAGTGTAGTGTCTATATTTGGTCGTAAGCGCAGGCTACCTAACGCTTTCTCAAGAGATAATAAGATTGTACGAAGGGCTCTTAGGCAAGGGTTAAATTTTACTATACAGTCTGCCGCTTCTGATATTATATTGTGTGCTATAAAAGGTCTTTCTACAAGGTTGAAACCTTTAGGGGCAGATCTAGTATCAACTGTTCATGATTCTTTAGAGCTAGTTTGTCCTAAGGAAACCTTAAAAGAATGCTTAGAGGTTTGCTATAATGAAATGGTATCTACCCCTACTCTTCGTAAGGATTTTGGCATACATTTTGATGTACCTCTTGCTATTGATGCTGAGGTAGGTCACTCTTTTGGAGATGGCAAAGAAGTATGTTATGAGGATGGTAAGGTAAAAAATATTACAGAACTATTAAATTATTTTAATGATTAATAAAGATTATACAGTTTATTGTTTAGATTACGGGTTTGTTCGTTTAGTAGATTGGATGGGCTCTGATTTAACGGTTGTTAATTCGGCTAGGGTTTCTTTTAATAAGCATAGCACAGAATTAGATGAAAAAGATGAACGGTTAATTAGATATTTAGCAAATAATAATCATTGGACTCCCTTCGCTCACCCACAGATCCAGCTTCATATAAAAGCACCTGTATTTGTAAGAACACAACTTTTTAAGCACAAGGTTGGTTTGGTAGAAAATGAGATCTCTCGCCGTTATGTAGATTATGAGCCTGAGTTTTATACCCCTTATTTCTGGCGTGAGAGACCAGCTAAGAAGATTAAACAAGGCTCAGGTGATAAAGAGATTGAAGATAAGGAAACAGTAAAGTCCCTTTATAAACAATCTGTAGACTTAGCTAAAGAAGCTTATGAAGTTGCGATAATAAATGGGTTAGCCCCTGAGATAGCACGGGGGGTTTTACCTCAGTGTATGTATACAGAATGGTATTGGACAGGATCTCTAGCATCTTTTTCTAGAGTAGTAGATCAGCGCAGCAGCTATACAGCACAAGAAGAGACACAACATTTCTCATTTGCTATTGATGATATTATGTCTGAATTGTTTCCTATGTCTTGGAGGGCTTTACTTAAATGAAAACTTTAGTAATTGGGGACACTCATTTCCATAATAGTAATAGAGAATTAAGACATGAACAACTTAAAACCATTAGAAATCTTTACAACCTCGATGTTAATACTGTTATATTTCTCGGGGATGTTTTTGATAAGCGCAGCCCTTCGCCTGAATGCCTTTTGGATGTAAAGAGATTTTTTGATTGCGTAAGTAAAGATACTTATATCCTTAGAGGAAATCATGACTCTGCTACTAAATCAGATGATGGGCTAACTATACTATCTATTTTAGAGAGGCCCTGGGGTGGCGGGTTAATATCTATAATAAATAGTGTAACCAGGGTAAGCTATATGGCTCTTGGTCATGATGCTTGGTTTATACCACATTACGAAAATGAAGAAATTATTAAATCAGCTTTGGATTCTGCTCCTAAAGGGGCTATGGTATATGGTCACTTTGGCTTTGATGGTTCCCTCAACAATGCTGGTGATGCTGATTTTTCTATCTGTATGGACAGTTTTAACAATAGGACTATTTTGGGGCACATTCACACTTATGATAGAAAAGGGGATGTTACTATCCTTGGGACACCCTACTCAACTTGTTTTCAAGATATGGGACAGAAGTATTATGGGGTTGTTTCGGAGAAGGGTTTAGAAGTATTTCCTTTTGATGAAGGTCCTATACACTTGGTTTTAACCACTAGGAACTTAGATACTCTTACTGAATATAAGGATAGGTATATTATTGCTAGAATATTGTTTGACAGGGATGATGTTACTTTTTCTGTATATGATTTAAAGAAAAAGTACCCCTGGGTGAAGGAGTGGGATATTAAATTCCAACCTACTTATGACGAAGAACAGCTAAGTGGGTATAAGTCTAGTGTAGAGTTGTTCCAAATAAATGACCAGATTATTGATGATTACATAGAGCAAGCCCATACTGCTTGGAGTAAAAAAGAATTGATGTCAGTACTATCGGATATTAAAGATGAAGATTAATAAAGTAGAGTTTGATAACTTTTATTCTTATAAACATGGAGAAGTAGACTTCTCTAATTATAATGGAATTATAACAATTGAGGGTCTTAATAAAGATTCAGGAGGGAGTAATGGTTCAGGTAAGTCTGTTTTTTTGGAGGCTATTGTATACGGAATTTTTGGTAAAAGCATTCGTAAGAGTACAGAGGATGCTATGGTTAACCATTCCGTAGGTAAGAAATGTAAAGTATCTATTGAGATTAATGATAATATAAAGATTGTAAGATCTAGGAAGCCTACCTCTTTGACCCTGTATATTGATGGTGAGGATTGTTCGGAGGCACACGCATCATACACCCAGGGGCGCATAGAAGACCTCCTAGGGACTGATATAAAAACCTTCATGGCAGCCTGCGTATTTGGTCAACATGCCTGTATGGACTTCCTAGACGCTACCCCAGACGATAAGAGGAAGATACTCAACAAGTTTTTAAACCTTGATTACATATTTGATATGAAGAATAAAATCAAGGCAAATAGGAGCAAGCTTAAGAGAGAAATTAGGGATAAAGATGTTTTAATTAGAAGGTTACAGGATGATGCCGACTCGTACAGACTAAAAGTGTACTCTGATCCTTTAACTTTAGAGGAATTAGCTTTGTTAGACTCTACTTCGTTAGATTCACTTTTGGCTGCTGAAAACTTGGTAAGACAATGTAAAGATAATTTGAATACCCTGAAAAGGAAGTTATTGGAATTTGAACCTTCTAAGATAAGTAGATGTGAGTCTGTAGTAAAGAAGGGTGTTGGAGCAAAGAATACTTATGAGTGTTCTGAGTGTGGAACTAAGATAGATGATACTATTGATAAAAAGTTTTATGATTACTGTTTTAAAAGTATAGAAAAATTTAAAAAAGAGAAGAAAGATATACAGCAGCAAATAGAGGATAATAAGAAGATACTTTCTAATAAAAATATTAGCTCTTTAGAGTATGCTAAACTAAAAGAGCGTAGGGAGCAAGATACTTACAGAACCCTTTTAGATAAGGTATCCAAAGAGATAATTGCACTTAATGAATCTAGAGTAAACCTAGATAATAGACATGATATTATGGGTTTCTGGGACAAGGCTTTCTCAGAAAAGGGGCTGGTTAAATTTGTTATAAGGACAATTAAGGACTACTTAAACACACAATGTAATTATTATCTAGGATATTTAACTAACGGGACGATTAGTGTAGAATTTGATGAAGAATTAAACGAAAAAATTGAAGTTTTAGAAAATTACAGGCACTATATATCCTTATCTGGCGGTGAGAAAAGGAAAGTGAATCTTGCTGTTATGCTAGGTCTTCAAAGCTTACTAACTATGTCTAATGGACACAAAAGCAACTTACTATTTTTTGATGAAATAGCAGAGAATCTTGATGAAGATGGGATTAAGGGTCTCTATAATCTACTATGTGAATTGAAAAAAGAAAAGACTGTTTTCTTAATTACCCATAACCCTATACTAAAAAGTTATTTAGAATCATCCAAAACACTAATGGTTGTAAAAGAAAGAGGAGAATCAAAAATATTATGACAAGACTTAAGTTAACAGACCTTGGACAAGAGATTTTCAACACTAGATATGCCTATCCTGGGGAAACTAAGTGGAGTGAGAGAGCTAAGATTGTAGCAAGGGCTGTAGCCTCTGCGGAGCCTGACGATGATAAAGCTAAGTATGAGAAGGTCTTCCATGACGCTATTGCTGATGGGGATTTTGTACCAGGGGGCCGTATCATTTATGGAGCAGGCAGGAATGCTGGAAAGCATAATCTACTTAACTGTTATGTAATATCCCCAGAGGATTCTGTAGGGAGTATAGGAAAAACTCTTGACGATATGTATAATATCTCTTGTGCTGGTGGTGGCATAGGATTTAATGTATCTAAGATTCGTCCTAAAGGTGATGACATTTCTAATGTTAAGAATTCAGCCCCAGGGGCAGTCTCTTTTCTTAAGATGATAAATGAGGTTGGTGAGCATGTAAAGTCTGGTAAGGCTAGACGAACTGCCCTTATAGGAATTCTAAATGTAACTCACCCAGACCTTTTGGATTTTTTACATGTTAAATTAGATGAGGGTGAGCTTACAAATTTCAATATTTCTGTAGGTATTACTGATAGGTTTGTTGAGGCTGTACAGCTAGACGAAGATTGGTACTTTACTTTTAATAACAGAGAGTATTATAACTATGTTTTACAAGCTACTACAAACAAAGGGGTTCAAAGGTATTTAAATGTTATTGCTCTTGATGAAGATGATGCTATAGAACGAGCTAAAGGGTTCCACTTACAGGACTGGTCCGAAACATTTGAGTTTGTAAAGAAAGAGAATATTAAAGCTAAGTGGATTTGGGAAAAGATTTGGACGAACTCTGTTAATTCAGGAGATCCTGGGGTTTATAATATTGATCTTGCTAACAGACATACTAACACTAGTTACTTTGAAAGTTTAGATAGTACAAATCCATGCCTTAAAAAAGGATCATTAGTTCTAACCCCAGACGGGTATAAAAAGGTAGAAGATTTTAAAGTAGGGGATGAGATTACAACAGTTGAGGGTATTGATAGACCAATTCAAGAGATTGAAAAACATGAAAATTTTCCTGTTTTTAAGGTAACTTTCTCGGACGGATCGGAACAATCTTGTACTTTGGCCCATAAGTTTTATGCAGTAAAGGGTACTGGAGTTAATCAGTTTTGGGAACAGCTTTCTCTTAAAGATTTAGAAGTAGGGGATACGGTAAGAGTTGCTACAGGACAAATGCCAAACAATAAAGTTCCTAACAAACCATCGAAGTATTCAGATAGAGAATATGGATTTATTTTAGGAACTGTACTAGGGGACGGTTGTTTTACTGAAAAAAGTAAGGGATTAAAATTATCTTCTAATATAGAAGAAGTTGAATGGAATTCTTTATTAGAAGATGTGTTCGGGGAAACAACAAAGGAATATTATTATGATTCTAGAGGTAGACAAACTAAAGCAGTTACTTTAAATTATGGATCTACTAGCGAAGTAGTTCATCTTTTAGAAAAGTCTAGTATACCTAAGTGTAAGGCTATTTATAAGTATATTCCTTTAGAGTATATTAATACTAACAAGCAATTCCTCTCAGGGCTTCTGGACGGACTATTTTCTACTGATGGGACAGTAAATTTAAAGGGATCTTTGCCGCATATTCGTTTTTGTTCTGGTAGTAAAAGATTAGCAACAGATGTTAAAAGGATTCTTTTATTATTTGGTATTCATGCTAGAATGTATGAGCAGGAGAGGAAAGAGCATACCTACGATGGTAGAAAAATAAAAAGTAATTCTCCAAAATATGATGTTTGGGTTAATGCAAGTAATATAGTTACTTTCCATAATAATATAAAACTTTCTCACCCAGAAAAGAGAGAGAAAATAAAAAAAGCAGTTATTTTTGGGAAGCTAGGTACTAATACTCATAGAACAAAAATTAAAAAAATTGAACAGGATGGTTTTGCAGATGTTTATGATCTATACGAACCTATTACGGATACTTGGATTTCTGAGGGTATTGTTTCTCAGGGGTGTGGTGAGATACCCCTACCCAGTTATGGGAATTGTTGTTTAGGTAATGTTAATCTTTCCAACATGGTAACTGAGGATGGAGAAGTTGATTGGCCTAAACTTGCGAAGACAGTAAGAACAGGTGTTCGTTTCTTAGATAATGTTTTAACTATAAATCATTTCCCTATTCCTAAATGTCAAGAAGTAGGGCACAATTCTAGAAGGATAGGGCTTGGTGTACTAGGTCTTCATTACATGCTTATTAAACTTAGTTTACGCTACGGTAGCGAAAAATGTTTAGAGTTTCTTGAACGATTATTTTCCACCATTAGGGATGAGGCTTATAAAACTTCAATATACCTAGCAAGAGACAAGCAGCCCTTCCCTGCGTTTGATAGGGACAAATACATGAAAGAGGGGTTTAGTAAAACTCTCCCTATTAGAATAAGACATTACCTTCGTAAGTACGGTATAAGAAACGCAGTCCTTTTGACGGTTCCTCCTACTGGGACCATTTCCATGTTGATGGGCGTAAGCTCTGGTATAGAGCCTATCTTTTCTGCAATGTACAAGAGAAGGTACCGCCAAGGTAATGTGTGGAAAGAAACTCTTGTAGTAGACCCTTTGTTCCAGAAGTATCATAATGAGGGCAAGGAATTGGGCGCTTTTGTCGGTGCTTATGACATTACCCCAGAAGACCACATGAGAGTACAAGCCACTATTCAACATTATATAGACTCAGCCTTAAGCAAAACTATTAACTTACCAGAGGACTTTGAATCCTCTGATTTGATTAACCAAGCTTTAGATTTTATGCCTTACATGAAAGGTTTAACAATTTATCGTGCGGGGAGTCATGGAAATGAACCTTTACAAGCAATACCTTTAACTAAAGAAAATGTCGATAAATATATGCAACAAATTAAAGAAGTCGTTACCGCAGACGGGCAAGCCTGTTCCCTCACAGGAGGAGGGTGCGGAGATTGAAAAATTACCCAAAGAAGGGGATGATTTTGAGGAATAATTAACAGTTAATACCTCCAAGTATTCTACATACTAATGAATACTTGGAGGTATTTATTATGGCTTGGAATACGCATGGTGGTTATAGAGATCGTTATTTAGGGAGAAGTAAAATCCTTTACAATAGAGCATTGGCGTGGGTAGCTGCTAGAACGGGGGTGGTACCTGCAAATGCTAATGAGAATCAGTTAAGAAATGGGTCTATGTTTTACAACGATCATATTATCGTTGATTATGATTTTTCAGAATATGGTCAAAACACGGTATGGAACCGAGCCCCTAATCAAATAGTAACTAGCCTCGCTAAAACTGGAGGGGAATGGGTAAGAGATCTTTCCGTATGTACTTCTGGTATTACTACAAGTGGGTCTACTGGAAATGCCAGAGGCACTTTAGCACCTTTTATAAGTAGTGTTAAGACTAATAAACAATTCGCCATTGATTTCTGGATGACACCTCATGATTTCACTGATACAGGTCCTCCTAGAATACTTGAAATCGCCCCTGATACTGGCAATAATTCTCATTCTAATTGTAATATTTCTATTCTTCAAGGAAGTGTAGGTCACCCATATAATGGTCAACACCTTCAAGTAAGGCTTAGAGCAACAAATGAGTCCACTGATCTTGGTGGTTGGGGTCATCAAGCAACTGTAGCCTCTAACTGCTTAAGTGGAGGTGGGTTAATGCAACATGTAACAGTAAATTGTATAGGTGTAGCTCCTGATGATACCTTACCTGCAAAGGTTATAGTAAGCATCTATGTTGATGGAGGCCTTAAGGAGATTAATGAAATTGATTTGCCTATAGATTATACTTATGACGATATTTTTGATAACTGGAATGATTCTTACATATTAAGTCTTTTTGATTCTAGTCATGCTGGAGGGACCTCTGGTAGTAGGCAATGGGATGGTGGAATTTACAGATTAAGGTTTTGGGATACATCCCTTCCCAATAGAATGCCTTATGATCTTTATTTAGATGGCCCTGAGGGTGATCTAACTTGTAATCAAATTCCTCCTGGTGGACAACAAGGTAGACCTGGAGGGACTTTTGCGACTCCTCCTTATGCCTGGAATGATCACTATAGTACATCTTTCGGTTTCGTAAAAGTATTAGATGTTTTACATAATGATCAAGCTTTTGGTGGCAAAACTATTGATGTAGCAACTTTAAGGACTGTCTTCCCTGGATCTATAGCCCCTCTTAGTGGTACTGTGACCGTGGACAATAATGAAGGAAAGATAACTTATTCTGCACTTGATCAGCCTGATAGTACTCCTGAAGGCGTAGATGTATTTACTTATAGATTTAGAGATAGCCACGGTAAGCTTTCTAATGATGCTTCTGTATATGTTACGGTTGCTTCTGCTGGAACAAACTTCGTAGCAACCGAGGAATTTGATTATAATCTTAATCCTCCTGGTAGGATGGCCCCATATGGTCATATAAATTCTATTATTAATTTTGCAGGAGGCCCAGTATCAGGGGATTTAGTCTCTTCTCTTGGTATGGATTGGGTAATTCCTTGGAAATCAACTACTGGGCCTAACAATGATTACTTTAAAATAGAGAATTCTTCACCCTATAATGCTAATGCACATAATATAGATCCTGATATTGAACTTAGCGGGTTCGCTCTACTATACCCTTCTTTGGATAGCTTAAGTACTGGTAGGATAGAAATAACAACCCCAGGGGTGTATGAGAATTTCATTAGTTATAAGCCTATTAAAATTAAAGTTGCTGGAGTAACTCTTAGGAACTTTATTATGGATGCTTGCATGGGTGCGCCCTCTATTGTTAACACTCCTGCTGCCATAGCAGCAAGACAAAGGCTTTGGGACTTACATAATAGTACTGATGATTATGATCCAGGTGTAGCATTAGAAGGATTAGGGACTACTGATACAAGCGCAGGACCTAGCATGTATTATAACAGTTCACAAACTGGGTATAATTATAAAAAGAAATCAGGTCATTTATCCTATGGAATTCAGTCTAATGATGGTGGGAGCAATCCTGACCCTACAAATACTTTAATTACAGATGGACTTATTAAAGGTGGTACTTCTACTGTGATACTGACTGGAAATGGTTGTACTGTTAAACGATGCAATATTTCAGAAGGTGGTGGAGACGCTATTAAGAATAGTGGACTTGATGTTTGTTGTGCAGGTAACTGGATACATCACAATGGTTTTGCGGCAGGAGCCCACGCAGATGCGTTCCAGACAACCTCACATTCTAGTGGGATTGATATTATTGGAAACTTCGCAGATATGCCAAATCCTGGTGATTCAGGAAATTTCAATATTTCTCCTTATAAGTCTAATGCTGTTTACATTGCTGGGCAGACTAAAGGTAGTCTTGTTAATGCAAGATTTGTAGGTAACTGGGCTATGGGAGGAAATAGTGCGATATATTATGGAATGGGCGAAAAGTTCCAGGATTTCTCTGTTAGTGGGGGGCTTGCTACTTCTACTTCTGCCTCTGAGAGCTTTAGCTTAACTTCTGGTCAGTTTTTTGGTACGCCTACAGAAGCAAAACAGTTCATTGCGTCAAGTGTAGATCATCCAAACCTTAGTATACAAAAGAGAATATGCAAGAAGTCTGGTGAAGATTATTGGTGGGAAGTGCCTAGTAGGCTTTGGTCTTATATTGATGCTTCTGGAATTATTGTTTCTGGAGATGCTACTGTAGCTGGTGGGTGGGATGAAGCTCAATGTAGTGGAAATACTTACCATGCGGCTTGGGGATGGGTTAATCAAGATGATCGTCCTTGTGATCTTATGTTTAGACCTACTTTAGAAGCCGAACATCAATTTGGAGATAACCAACCTGGAGGAAGATATACTTCAAACTCCTCCTCTGAGCAAGACCCTATGAAAGGAGATTACAGACTTGTAAATAAAGATTCCTGTCAATGCCTTGGTTATTATGGTAATAACTCTAGTAACTACGCACCTAAACCTATGCTTAACTTTGTAGTTGCGGATAATAGGTGGGGAGAATATTCTAACCACAGTTTCGGGGGCAGTGTTGGGGCAAATGACTGTCATGATTTAATTTCGGGTGGTGACGACTTAACTCTATCTGGAACACTTTCTGGAATGCTTTTTTCAGGAAACTACTGGGATTATACTAATCAGCTTATGGGTCCTCCTGGTACTAACCCTCCTACAGGAGGTCTTCCTGACTATAACACTCAGACAGATACGGCATCCCTAGGTTCGGCCTGGATGAATGACCTTTGCATTCCTCTTAGTGGCTTGCCTCATTTTAGTACAGGCGGTGGAAGAAGAAGTTTGGGTGATTGCCCTGATCTTTCAGCAGGAATACCTTGGACTGGTCCTGCTATAGATAATTTCGATATTGAGGTAGGAAATGCTCCATGTGGGCCTCCTTGGTGTCTATAATAATACATGGCTATATACGAATTCATTTGTCACGATTGTAAAGTACTTTGGGAACGAGAAGCCCCTATGAGTAAGGCCCCTTCTCGTTCTTATTGTCCTGAATGTAAAAAATTAAAAGATAGGCATTGGGGCAATATACCTGTTATTTTCAATGGTTGTGATTTTCATACTGTAAAAAGGAACCAACACAATCTAGTATATAAGGACAAGGCTAAGGCTAAGGAGGTACATGAGGGTTTAGTGGATATAGCTAAAAAACAGGCAGAAGAAAAAACCTCCCCTTACAAGAAAATTACTTTAAAGAAAGGTGCATTAGATACCCTACATGAACAAGGGAAACTTACTAGAAAAACACAAGAAGAAATAAAAAATGGAAAAGAAATATCCAAAAAACTACGCAACTCCATGTATGATAATCATGCTGGATACAGAAACTTAAATAACAAATAACTATATACTACATGTACGACTTTTCAGACAACATTCAGAGAGGTATCTTAAACCTTGCAAAGAGCAGTCTAGACTTTTTCAATGAGGCTGCTCCTCTAATCAGGAGTGAGTTCTTTGAATACCCTATTCACGGTATTCTTTACGATGGTATTTCTGAGTTCTTTCGCAAGTATCATAAGTTACCTAATGATGATTTCCTTCTAGAGTTTTGTAAGGATAAGAAGAAAGGCTCAGAGAGTATTTCCGAGTATGAGGATGAGCTATATCTTGTAAACAATTTAGATGCATCTTCCTGTAACAACCCAGAGTTTGTTATTGATTGTGTAGAGAAATTTGCCAAAAGGGAGTCCATGAAGCAGGCTATTACCAAGTCTGTAGATTTAATGAAGGATGGCCGTTTTGATGAGATCGAGAAAGAAGTTAAAGATGCTTTGCTAGTAGCTCGTTCGCAAGATTTCGGGCAGAATTACTTTGAAGATGTAGATGCTCGTTGGGAGCGTTTGCTTTCAATTAATGAAGGGGACTTTATTAAGACTTGTCTACCCAGCCTAGATAGAGGATTAACAGGGGGAGGCTTGAGGAAAAAGGAACTTGCCATGGTGGTTGGTTTTCCTGGTGGTGGTAAGTCTTTGTACTTAGCCAATCAAGCTGTTACTTGTTTGATAAACAATCTTAAGGTAGTGTATATTTCTTTGGAGATGTGTGAGGATAGGGTTGCCCAAAGAATTGATTCAATAGCCACATTAATCCCTCAAATTACTTTGGGACAGGATTCAGGTCAAAAATTACTTAGACAAAGACATTCCATCTTTAAGAAAACTCTTAATAAAGCTGATTTAAGGATTAAAGAGTTCCCTACTGGTATGGCTAATATAAATTCTATTAGGTCTTACCTTAATCAACTACAGAGCTATGAGGATTTTGAGCCTGATGTAGTTATATTGGACTACATGGAACTGTTACGACCTCTTAGAGACGGTATGAGTGAGTATGAAGGCCAACAGAGGATAGCAGAGGAGCTACGGGGCATGGCTGTGGAGAAAGATATACTATTATGGACTGCTACTCAAACTAATAGGGCAGGGAGATCTGCAAATATTATTACTGATGAGCATTTAGGAGACTCCTATGGTAAGTTTAGGGTAGTAGATTTAGCAATTTCTCTTAATCAAGATGAGGAGGAGTTTGATGAGGGTCTTATGAGAACTTATGTTATGAAAGCTAGAAATGGCAAGGCTAGATTTCTTATTCCAATGTCTGTTAATTATAATACCTTAGTCATGAGAGAACTGAACGATGCCGACCAAGAATCTGAAACAACAAATTAAGGATATAGGTCAGGTAGATTATGGGTGGTCAGTATTCCCTATCTTTTTTAAGAAGACTTTAAAAAGTGATAAGGAAGATTGTCTAGGTTTAGTTGATTTTGATAAATTAGAGATATTGTTAGATGATAATATGTCTGAAAGGGTCTTAATAATAACTTTAATACACGAAATAAACCATATTATATTTTCTACAATGGGCGTTAGGGCAACAGATGAGGATACTGAAGAAGAAATTAAAATAACTAATGAATTTATTGTAGAACAGGCAACTAGAGGACTATTATTATTCAAGAAGTTAAACCCTGATTTGTGGAAAGTAATTTATGAGAGCTAACGATTTAATTAAAGCATACAAAGACCTTGATTGGGAATTGTACATTACCCTTTCTGAATCTCTTCTTGAAATTGATAAGTTTTCTATAGAAGAAGAGCTTATGGGGCACTCTACTATGTATTCTTATTATTCTGGGTTAAGCGAGTACGCCAATAGAAAGAGTAAAGAGTGTGCTAATGAGATTGAGGCTTACGAAGCTGAACTAAAGAATTCGGCAAGGAATACTCTTTCAAAAACTACTGTCGCTGCTATTCAAGACTATGTATCTACTGATATTACCCTTCAGGATATGAAGAAGGATCTTGAAGAAAAAACTTACAAGTATGGACTACTCAAATCTTTGATTACCTCCATGCAACACCGAAAGGACTTACTAATACAGCTTTCTGCTAACAGTCGAGCAGAGACAAGAATGATTAATGACTGACAACTAAGGAAACTAAAACTATGGCTATTGACCTAAATGCGCTTCGTGCGAAGCACCAACAACTTACTAACCCCACTCAATCTAGCAGTGCGGATTTTCTGACAAAATTTTACCAAGTGAAGGAAGGTGAATCTTATCTGCGAATTCTTCCTGAAAAGGATGGCTCCGAAAATACCTTCTATGCGGAGACTAAAATTCATCGTGTCCCTCAAGGGGATGATAGTGTTAAGAACTTTCATTGTCGTAAGATTCATGGTGAGAAGTGTCCTTTGTGTGATCTTTACTATGGTCTTTGGAAGACTGGTAGCAAAGATGACGAAGCACTTGCTAGGCAGATCAAACCCCGCTCTCGTTATTACTTGAATGTTTTTGACAGAGCTTCGGAAGAGGTTAAGATTTTCTCCATTGGAGTAATTCTTTTCCAAAAGATAGTGGAAACTATGATGGATCCTGATTACGCAGATCTCTTTGAGAATTCTGATAACGGTATTCTTGATCCCGAAATCGGACATGACTTCAAACTTCATATGAAGAAAGAAGGTGGTTGGCCTAAGTACGACCAGTCTATGTTCCGTCCTAAAGCAACCTCTCTTGGAAGCAAGAAGCTTATTGCAGAGGTTATGTCATCCCTTCATGATGTTCACGGTTTAGTGAAACTTGAAGAGTATGACGCAGTTAAAGAGGCAGCGCAAGTACTACGACCCGCTATGGGAGTAAAAGAGCGTTCTCTACCCGAGGAGGATACTTCAGAAGAGGTGTCTGACGATGATTATACAAAAAGATTAATGTCATGAAAAATTTTATTACTCCCCTTATTTTAGGGATTATTATGGTGGCTGGGTTTAGCTCATGCCGCACTTACGAATCTTTCTTTGAGGATAGTGACCTAGTGGTTACTACCCCTGAGAATGTAGCTGCTGGAGTAGAATATGCCCCTGTACCGATGGACCAACTGCCAGAGGCAGTTCGTGAAGCAATCCCTGAGGGAACTCAGGTTGTGGTTGTAAATAAGGAAGATCTTGCTAGTGAAGAGTCTGCCCACATTCCCCTTTCTGGGGCTCTAGGAGATACCGCTATCGGTACTGCTTTTGATGCTGGTTTGGCTATTGCTAAAGGGTTTATTCCTGGCCTAGCTGGGTGGGAAGCTTTACTTGTATTGCTGTTCCGTAGAAAGCGTAAGCACTATGTAAACGCTTTCCGTTCTATTGTACCTCTTGATAAGAAGGTTGATGTTGGAGCAGCAGTTTCTAGTGTTGGTGCTGCTCTAGGTATGACCCACTCCTCTCCTGAGAGTGAGGCTGCATTTGAAGCCGAAGAGTGGGAATTTGAAGAAGAAGAAAATGTAATCTGATTTTAAATCGGACTACTAACACAACTATTATAAGGTGGAAGACTTCAAAGTCTTCCACCTTTTTTATATGGAAAAGCTAGAGGAAAAAACAGAGGCTACCAAAAAGCAGGACAAGCTAAAAATATTAGTAGTCCCAGCTAATGATGGTGGGTGCGCTTACTTTAGAGCTTGGGCTCCTTTCAACAAACTTCAAGAGCTTCATAAGGATGAAGTAGAGGTTAAGTTTAATAAGAACCCTTTGGGGATTGAAGAGGGGGGTCCTAATGCTGGTAAGTGGAAGCCTGATTGGGAGTTTGAAGATATGAAGTGGGCAGATATTGTGTTTACTCAGAATCTTTCTAACTTTGGTGGGCCTTATACTGCTCGTATTATTGGCAAAGCTAAAGAGTTTGGTAAAATAACGCATTATGATACTGACGATTTACTAACTGATGTTTATGAGGGTCATAGACTTCACGGTGTATACAAGGAAAAGAACCTTGGAGAGATAACAAAGTTTATATACAATAACTCTGATCTAGTAACAGTAACTCAAAGAAAGTTTGCAGAGAGGGTTCTTCCCTTTATAGGGAAAAATACCACATTAGCGGTAGTAAAAAACGCTATTGATTATAACCTCCCTTGTTGGAACATGCAAAAAATACCTTCAAGGAAGGTTTGCAGGTTTGGTTGGGTTGGAGGGATTCACCATGAGGAGGATTTAAAAGAGTTTACCTCAGTACCTCACTTGGTTAACCAGAAAGCGGGTAGAGAGCGTGTCTCTTGGACTTTCTTCGGTAGACCACCCATTGACCCCAAGAAAGGCCCAGACTGGCAGCAGGATGTTTGGGATAGCTATGAGAACATGCTAGTTAGAGGGATGCGAGGAAGCAGAAACTGGATGATTAGCCCAGCCATGGGACCTGATAGGTATGGACAGTTCTATACTCAGATGGATGTGGCTATTGCACCATTACAGATGAATACTTTCAATGATTCCAAGTCAGAGTGTAAGGTAGCAGAGTGTGGTAGATACGGTATTCCTCTTGTAGCCTCTAATGTAGGTTGCTACGATGAGACTATTATTAATGGTGAGACTGGTTACTTGATTGATCCTGCTAACACTAGATCAGACTGGATTAGAATTTTAACTAAGATGGCTAAGGATAAGAAAGGTAGGGAGGAAATGGGCTGCAACTTGAAAGTGGTTACAGATGAGTATTTTAATCTAAATAAAGTTGTAAAATTCAGGCTGGATTTGTACAAGCAGGTATTAGACCTTGAAGAAAAAAACATTTAAGCATTCTGGGGATTTAGGAGATATAATATTCTCACTTCCTGTAATAGCAAGTGAGGGGGGAGGTGTCCTTTATTTAGACCCAGAAGGAGGAGAGCAGGAGCCTTTAGTAGCCTGGGCTCAGTATAACAGAACCAAGTTAACCAGTAAGTCCATTAAAGCTATTAAACCCTTGCTTGAGCATCAAGAGTATATTAATGAGGTTAGGTATTGGGAACCTGGAATTAAAGTAGATTATAATTTGGACAAGTTTAGAGGTTTTGTAAAGCATAATAACCTAACAACCTCTCATCTGGACGCTTTCGGAATGATGGGTAGGAATGATTATTGGCAAGGTACACCTTGGCTTAAATCTAACCCAAAGCCTCTACCTAAGGGTAAGACTATTATCTTATCTAGAAGTTGTAGGTATCATAGTAATTACTCTTTCTGGGAGCAACTACCAGACGAATATATTGATAATGCCGTATTCATTTCTCACCCAAAAGAATTTGAATATTTTTTGTATACCTTTCCCAGATATAAAGGAAGGGTAGAGAGGCTTGAAACTTCCAGTATATTAGACTTGGCCGCTTATATTAAATCATGTGACCTGTTTATAGGCAACCAAGGGTTTCCCCATGCGATAGCAGAGTCTATGAAGAAGAATATGATTAATGAGGTTTATAAGACTTATCCTTCATGTGTATTTAAAAGGGAAAATGTACAATATGTCTAGCCTAGTACTTATTGATGATTTTCCAAAAGGGTTTGGTGGATCTGAGATTGTAAATAATACAGTCGCACTTCACTTCAAGGTAGACAAGTTCATATCCTCCTCTAAATTTGATAAGGTGGAAAGTGATGTAACTTATATCATATCAAACACTTCTACGATGAGTGATTTTATGATAGCGTCTTTATCATCTAAGGCAAATTATATAATTTTAGAACATGACTACAAGTTTGTAAGATCCAGACATCCCTGGAGATACGAGGACTGCATTGTTCCAAAAAATGAAGTAATAAATAAAGAATTGTATAAAAACGCTAAGGCTATTTTTGTCCAAACAGATGACCATTTAAGTGTTTTTATAAAAAACAAAATAGATGGTAATTTTATTAGTTTAAAAAGCTCTATATGGTCTAACAAAGAACTTGATGTACTTGAAAAAATACTCAATGAACATAACTCAGATACGAATAAGTTTTGTATCATTGAGTCTGATAATTGGATAAAGAATCAAAAAGGAGCAGAACAGTTTTTAAATCAAAATAAGATAGATTATAATATAGTAAGAAAGAATAACGACCCTGAAGAGTTCTTACGGTCTATTAGCAATTACCCTTGTTTAGTCTTTTTACCGATAGCAAGAGAAAGCTGTTGTAGGTTATTAGTTGAAGCTAAATGCTTGGGTATGAATGTGATTACTAATAAAAACTCAGGAGCTTGGCAATCTGATTGGTTTTCCTTGTCTGGTAAAGACTTGATTGAATATCTAAGAAAACAATCTAAATCTAATTTAGAAATAATGGAGTCTTACCTATGAATGAAGAAATTGAAAATGAAGAAGTAAATCCTATTAATAGATGGGATATTATTAATAAACTTATAGAGAAAAATAATTATAAAGATTATTTAGAGATTGGAATTGCGAATCCTGCTGGAAATTATTTAAAGATAAATGTAGAGAATAAAACAGGAGTTGATCCTAATCCAGAAAGACTAGCTGATGGAGTTCAGGTACAGACATCGAATGAATTCTTCTATGCTAATGAAAAAAAGTTTGATATAGTTTTTGTTGATGGTCTTCATCAAGATTTCCAAGCTCAAATGGATATAGAAAATGCATTAAAAGTGTTAAACAATGATGGGGTTATAATAGTTCATGATTGCTTTCCACGGACTGAAATAACTGTGAGCGAAGAACCTCAATGGCATATTAGCCCAGCATGGTGCGGTACTGTTTTTAGAGCTTGGATTAAGCTACGAGCATCTAGGGAAGATTTATCTATGTATGTAGTAGCTACTGACTGTGGGTGTGGTGTAATACATAAGGGATCACAAGAAGTCATTGAGGCACCAGATAAAGTTACTTGGGACTGGTATAAAGATAACTATGAGACTGCCCTAAATCTAAAATCTGTTAATGAGTTTTACGCTATAGAGGGAATATGAAGACAGTAGATTTAAAAACTACCACTAATATATTAATTAATTTAGACGAGCAGCCTTATAGATTAGAATCCGCTACAGAGTGTCTGAATAAGTTAGGAATTCCTTTTTATAGATACTCTGCTATAAAGCACTCGTTAGGCATAGTGGGATGTGGTATGTCCCATCATGCTGTTATAACGGAGGCTAGTCCAAACACTCTAATTTTAGAGGATGATATAGGACTTACAGATAATGCCCAAACATTATTTACTGTGCCAGACGAAACTGATGCATTATACTTAGGGGTAGCAGATCATGGTTATATTAGAAAGGATCCTGTAGGTAGAAGGGGCGTAGTCTTAACTACTCAATACAATAAAGAGTACAAACAAGTATTCAATATGTGTGGGGCTCATGCTGTTGTTTATTTAACTGAACGATATATTTTAGCTGCTAAAAATATAGCTAAAGAGTGCTTGGACAAGGGCATAGCATGGGATTTAGGCATAGCTAGTATACACCGACACTTTAATATACTAACTCCTAATGCCCCAGTTTTCTACCAAACGGAGCAAGAAGAATTTACTAACCTTATACTAGATTAATATGAATATTGCAATACACAGCCTCCATTGGGCTAATCTACATCCAAAAGTAACTGAAAATCATAAAAAAGTATACACACATTTTGAAATTCCAGTTAATTACACTCATCAGAATATTGATCACGGAACTTGGATGACTTACCTATGTCAGAATACCGAGTATGATATAATTGTTTTTTCTGATGCGGATTGCGTTCCTATTACTAGAGAGGTTTTCGATGAAGGGATAGACTATTGTGTGAGAACGGGTGGAATGATTGGTCCTGCTCAAGCCTCTAATCATTTTCGAGCCCCGTACAATAAACACATTTTTTGTGCGCCTTCCTTTTTAATGATAACTAAAGAAGGATATGAAAAAATGGGAAGACCTTCTTTGCAGATAGTCCCCCAAGTATCAGATGCAGCCCAGACATTGAGTAGGGTATCTGATGATCTAGATCTTCCTAGGCATTGTTGGTATCCTACCAAATACGAGAAGAATTATAAGATAGGAAACCCTCTAGGCTATGATCCGTTGGGAAATTACGGTAGATACGGTATAGGTACTGTGTATGGACAAGATAAACTTTATCATTTATATGAATCTAGAGATGGTTCAAAGGTAGATTTGTTTGAGCGCAGGTGCCAAGAGATTTTAAATAATAAATTTGATAGCACAGATTTAATAAGCTCTATACGCCCCTATCAGGATAATTAACAAGGTATTACTATGGACACTATAGGAGATTTAATAGACAAGCTTACAATTTCTAACATTAGATTGTGGAATTTAGAGGATGAAAGACGAAGGTACTCCTTATCTGAAGAATATAGAGAGGAAGTTTATATAAAAGATTTTTTAAAGAAGGTTAGCCTTACTAATAAGGAAAGGAATAATCTTATTGATCAGATCAACGCTTCTTTTAGAGTTCTATTAGATGCATTTACGGGCAAGGAGAGTTGTGTAGTGTCAACGGTCGAAGACCTTTTGGGGACTGGTAAAAATAAGTTCTATAAAGGGGAGGATAGAAAATGAAGTTATCTGGTTTAAAGAATTATGTAATAACTTCCAATAGGTATAACCTGTTATTGGAGGGGTATATGTCTTTATTTTCTAAATTCTGGCCGACAGAAGAGGTAGAGACAGTTATAGTGGGCTTCAATACCCCCAAAACAAAGCTCTTAGATAACTTCACCTTTTCGTCTATGGGAGAGCAGAATGGTGGAGTAAGTTGGTGTGACCCCCTAATCAAATTTTTTGAAGAAGTGTCAGATGATTATTTTCTAATGTGCTTTGAAGACCATTACCCAATTAAGCCTTTAGCTCCAGTGGCTAAACTACGCTTAGAAGAAGGGTTAGAGTTTTTACAAAATAATGAAGCTGATAAACTTTATTTAATGCCTGATTATTTTGGGAAAGCCAAGCAACATTTTAAGGGGAATTGGCATCTGTCTTTTGATAACGGAGGAGAGTTAGTTACTACTTCTTTACTTCCTTCGGTATGGAGACGAGAGCATCTCTTAAAATTACTTAATAAAGCTAAGTCTTTAGGGGCGCAGACCCCTCATGATTTTGAACTTTTACTTAATAGGAGTTCAACGGAGGGAAGGGTATTATTAACTCCCGGCACTACAGAGGAAGCGTGTATTTATGCAAATTTAGATGCGGTTAGATCGGGAACCTATAACTCTGGGATTTTCCATAGATGGAATCAAAATAGAAGTACTGGCCCGCAGGAATGGATGCAGAATGTGGATGAAGATGTAATGAAGGTCTTTAAAAGTATGGAAGAAAAATGGAGTGGTAGGAATGTATAGTGTTGATAAAAACAAAGAAGAGTTAGATAGTTTAGAAGAGTCTCCTTATTATGGTCAATGGCATACAGACAAAATTATTGAGGCGTACTTTGATAATCAATCTAGCGGAGTTTGTATAGAAGTAGGCGCAGCAAACGGGATTAAGGGATCTAATACTAAATATTTTGAAGATGCGGGCTGGGATGCGTTGTGCATAGAGCCTAATGTAGCCTATAAGAAATCCTTGGAGGCTAGTAGAAAGTTAGTACGCTTCTTTGCTTGTGGAGATAAGAATAAGGAAGGTACTTTACACATTTTCGATATCGGGGAAAAGAACATCTTTTCTTCCGTAACTTCCCTCACCCCAGATGAGAGACTGGTCGCTGCTCATTCGGCTATAATAAATGAAAGGCATGAAGTAGGGGTTCCTGTTAGAACTTTGAATTGGATTTTAGAAACTCAGGTTTCCGATACTCCCTTTGAGAATATAAGAGATATTGATTTTATCTCTATTGATACTGAAGGTACAGAGTTAGATGTAGTGAAGGGATTTGATACAAATTTGTACAATGTGAAGCTTTTCATTATTGAAAACAACTACGAAGATACCGAGATTGAAGATTATATGAATTCTTTAGGATATAAAAAAGATAAACGATATAAGATAAATAATTTCTATATTAAAGGAGACTCACTATGAAATTAGATTTTATTCAAATAGGAGCCAATATAGGAAATACGGATACTGATCCTCTTTGGCCTGTAGTCTCCGAAAAAAAATGGAAGGGTATTTTTGTTGAACCCATCAAAGAAAGTTTTAGACAATTAAAAGAGAACTATTCAAGTATTGATGGATGTTTCTTTGAAAATATTGCAATTTTAGATTATAATGGAGAGGTTACAATACACACTACAGAGAGTGACGCATGGCATAGACAACAGGCTTCTGTAAATCCCCACCATTGGGGCGGGAGGAATAGTGTATCTTTTGTAGTCCCCTGCACAACCCTCACACAGTTGGTTGAAAAATATAATATGTTTGATACCCCTTTTAAAATATTACAGATAGATGCTGAAGGGGCAGATTATAGAATACTCTTAAATACAGACTTTTCAAATATACACCCAGAGTTCATAAGATATGAGCATTGTCATATGTCAAGTACCGAAAAACAAAGTGTCCAGACACATTTAAATAACTTTGGTTACACAGAAGTACCTGATGAGTTTGATTATTCGGTAGAGACTGGCTCTTTAGATACGCTAATGAAAAAGGAGATGGTATGATGGAAAATAAACTATTTTCGTTTGGAGACTTATATGTTTCTGATTTTGTAAAAGATGATGAGGCTCCAAGAGGGGGCAAGGAACCCTTGTCATTAGTAATGGATACTGCCATTGGCGCACCCAAACTAGACTCTGCCACAGACCCAGATAAGATGTATGGGAAATATTGGTACAGGTCAGGTATTAATGATACGATGACAAAGGAGTTAGAATCAATAGCTAATAGTTGTATGAAGTCTGTTGCTACGAAGCCCGATGATTTGTTTTTAGATATCGCATGTAATGACGGAACACTTTTAAAGTTTGTGCCTGATCATATGATCAAAGTAGGCATCGACCCAGTAGATGATAGCTACTATAAAGAATCCTCACAGAGAGCAGACCTAGTAATTCAAGATTACTTTACTTCTGAGGTCTTCAAGAAATCTAAATTTGGGAACAAGAAAGCAAAAATTATAACAACTATTGCTATGTTCTACGATTTGGAAGACCCCATAAGCTTCCTAAAGGATATTGGTGATATTTTAGATGATGAGGGGCTTTTCGTATTACAGATGAGCTATACCCCCCTAATGCTGAAGCAGTTAGCTTTTGATAATATTTGTCATGAGCATATTTACTACTACAGTCTAACCTCCATAGTAAATCTGCTTAATCAAGTTAATATGAGTGTGGTGGATTGTCAGTTGAATGATATAAACGGGGGCAGTTTTAGAGTGTATATTAGAAAAGACAAGGCTAATA